AAGATCGAAAAGTGGTGATTTCCGAATTCTAGTACCCCGCGCATTGGTTGCGTTCTTTATTTTATAATTCTCCAAAACTTCAATGTTTCCGAGTTCTAAACCGCTCTCTCGAACTTCTACTTTTGTTATTTTAAGTAGTTCCGATTTGGCGTTCAAACCCTCATCAACAATTTGTTGTGGGAATTTATCTAGTAGGGGCTGTAATAGCTCTTGTGTTACAATTTGAAACAATCCTTGTGGTCGATTGTTAAAAGTGGCACTCACTATTCCTACGATTTTCCTAGGACACTGTGGCACTAAGGCTACACTAATACCTCCGCACTCACCTTTCTCTACACTCACTCGTGCAGTCCAGGCTTTTCGCAGGATGATTTTGGATTTATCTAAATAAGGTACACTTTTGGTAACGTCGTGTGCTTTAAGATCAGCGTAATAGTAGTAATTTCGCAGTTCTGTATCAAGTTGGACGGTGTTCGAAGAGAAATTATTCAGATAAGATAAGTCTTTTTCCAGGCAGACTAGACCGGTGCTGTCTTTCGCAGATGGTACGCTAGGGCCAGCATTATATATCGCTATATCACCTTCTTTCGAGTAGGCACAATCTTCAGGACGAAAAGCGATAACATACTCTACTCCAGAGCGGGCTCTTATTCTAACAAAGTCCCCCTCCTCAAATTTCATTAAGGCATGGGCATTTACTAAGAACAGTTTGCCAACAATCTGAAATGCGTTCTGGTGGTACACTCGATGCAGATCACCATCCAACTCAACAACTCTTTCAAATCGAACCATAGATGGCATAATTCGATTATCCATTATCTGTTCAGCGTTCGGATCACAACCTCGTTCGGTTACTAGTACTCGTGCGGCGGGTTTTCTAGCAGCTCTTTTCGTTTCACCTCTATAATATTCCTTACCGTGTTCTTGGACTTTGTGTTTTTGTCCATAGTTGGGAATTTTATAGATACGTTCTTGTTCAACTTCTTCCTGATCGAATTCTTCTTCATCAGAAAAAGTCGCCCAAAGCTTATATACAGCAAAGGCACTTGCAACAGCACCAGTGATGGCTATAACTTTCACAATCGTCGGATGTTTCTTCATGAAATCAGCGACATTACTTTTCAATTTAGTAAGCAGGCTCTCATATGTTATTATGGTAGCACTACGCCGTTCTTCGAAAAGTATGCCGCTGCATCTAATGCAAATTGGGGATCCTCCCATGGTACGCTTTGATTGAATAAGCATATCAAGGTATTCAGCCCATGAGGTGTTAAGTTTGACGAGTTCAGTAAATTCCATTGCACACTCAGATATGCAAGTAAATTCATCACATCGATCACATGTGAGTATATGACCAATGTTTCCTTCAAATTCTCTCCTACTTTTGTTAAACTTCTCGCGAAGCTCTTCCATAGTTGGAGGATCGGGTTGATATATAGCTGCAGGTGGAGGGGCAGTTGATGTTGAAGGCATGTCGTATATTGTTATAGGTACAACGGGTTCTTGATGTTCTGGATTGCACCTACGTGGTGTTGGTTTTGCTAGGTGAAATTCAGGAATATTAATGTCGATGTCAGTGACAATTGGATCGTCTAATCCACATTCATCTACGGCAAATTGCACTGGTGTTCCTCGAAAATAAAAACCATCACACATGTCATATTTAAATATATTTGAAATATATGTAATTATGTCATCTGTGGAACGGTCAGTAAAAGGATTACAATGCCGGAAAATTTTGTCAGATCTACGTTTAACGAATTCAAATCCACTTTCAGTTGTTGGGGGTTGTGCTATTGGTACTTTCCAATGATTTCGGCTAGTAAGCCACCAAGGAGGCAGGTTTAACAAGCCAAAATCATCAAAACCTACATACATAGGTGTATAATCATGAGCTGTTGGATTTGTTGGACTATTTAAGGCTGAGTATTGGCGAGCTAAAGATGTGCTTAGGTCGGCCATGAAATCTTTATAAAGAGCCCAATCTGTGTGTGTGTGTGAATACTTTCCACGTGTACTATACCACGGATGTGATGTGGCAGATACACGTACAAAACGCTCTCCAGAACTGAAACCTCGTTCAGTTCCATTTAGAACTTTCAGAAGCAATTCGCGTGTTGATTCGAACTCATCAAAAAGTTCCTCATCATCTTCGGAATCGCCACATTCTTTAGTTGGGGTGAAATCACGCCGATTAAGATAGGCGGCAACTTCCTTCTGTCGTTCTAGATGTTCAGTGGCCATATCGATTATGCGTTGTTTGAGTGTTGCATAATCCATAAATTCACTTAAAGCCTTACCTTCTTCTACAGGAGAAAGAAAGCGGAATTTTAAGTGGTCGGTTGAGCCAATTTTAATCTTGGTAAGCAAAACTTGTGATTGTTTCACTACTTCGACTAGGGCATCACGACGACGCCAGAGAGCTTTACGATCTTGGATTGAGTTTGGATTGGGATATGCGATATTAGATGAAATCGAAATCATTTGTGAGGTGAATTGTCGGCCTTTCTCTGAAACTTCTGCCATTTGCACTGTTTTAGGAACAGGGCTTTTAATAGCAATGAATTCAGCATATGGATCGAATTGTGTAGGGTCGCGAAGTTGTCCGAAGTCGTCTATTACGACTGCAAATTGTTGTGAGTAATCAGACCAAAATTTTTCATCCATGGAACGTGGATACATTCTACGGAATTTTGGAACATTAAATTTATCGGCAACCTCATGTATAAGTTCGGTAGAAATGAATGATTTACCAACGCCAGGTTCGCCATACAAATAAACACAAAAGGGATCGGGTCTACACCCAATGTTTAGTGATATGTGAGTGGCTTTATTTGAGATACGGATGATAGCGTTGACAGCTTTCATGAACAAAGCAGAGATATTAAGAGGTCGATAGTCTAATTTTTGATATATTGCGCTATATTCGTCAGCTTGGTCGCGAAGGCGTCCAATTTCAGTATGTAGTGCAGGGTCACAGGTAAGACGTATGTAAGTGTCTTCTCGGTCTAATTGATTAACTCTGTCCATCCAGGTGGATATACGTTCTTTGTTCTCGTCGAGAATTCGAAGAGAACTCTTTTCGGGGCAGATAAGGTCTACAAATTTATCCATGGCTTCATTTACACCCAACACAAGTGTTTGGTATAATTTAATTCCGCCATGAACTCCATTCGACATTTTTCCAATGTTTTGAAGTTTAGTTGCTAAACTACCGATAACTTTGGCAGTCGAGCTTTTATCGGGCATTTTCCCATATGTAATGAACCCTCCTATCATAACGATAGCTGAAATCACTTCTGTGGCGCCAGTTTCAGTGGCTTCCTCATAAGGGACTTCCTGATTCGGATCTTGGGTCTCAGCAGGTTCAGGGGTTGGGGGTGGATCTGCCCATTGATGTTGGGGTCGTGGATATTTGTTGTAATCTATGTCTGGATAACGCATTGGGTCAAAAGAATGATGGGCCCAAGCTTTCTTAAAAAGAACGCGTAAGGCGTTCAAAAGATCTGTAAGAGCGATTTTAAAACCGGTGATATCTATATACATCATAACGATGCAGAGAAATTTATCAAGCCATGTAGGGCAAGATATGAAAAGTTTTGCAGATATAGCCAATTTGACGCTAAGACTATTCATGGTATGCATAAAAGTTTTAGGCCCATTTACTAGGATGTTCGGAAAGTGTTCTTCAGCAAAACTTTCAGGTGTGGGTGGAAATGTTGCGTCGCGTTCCTCCTCGGTCATGTCATTTAAATCCTCAGTTGTTTTACCATTAAAAGCTTGTAAGCAGGTAGTGGCAAACTTAGACAATTTATTGACATTATCAAGGGTTTCGTCTACTTTGGCAGTACGATCTTTACCAAATAAAAATTCAGTAAAACCTGCTTCAGTCACTTCCTCATATGATGGGATTTTGAGGAAAATAGCCCGTAGACGTTTGTTGATGTCGTTCATCGTCATGTAGTCTGGATGGTTCCGAGGAACTTCTCCTGACCATGCGATCGCTCGCGCAAGCGTATTGCGGAGCTCTTGCCTCGCGTGCCTATAGCACCTTACCTCTTCAGGTCTCATCACTCGACCTAAGGGGTTCTCTAAGCCAAATCTCGTGACAAAGTCACAAGGAGAGTTGGCTTCGTTTTCCACAGTAGAACTATAAGAAAAAGAAGAAGCCATAAGTGTTCGCACCCGGCAGCTACCAGTGTGGCTGGATGGGCTAGGGCGCAAAAAGCATAGGGAGTATAATTAAACTCCACCCCTTACCAACTCAGAGCAGATTAATCCAGTAAAGCTCAAAAGTAACAATCTAGATTTAAAACCAAAGTGATGTGTTGTGTTGTAAAATGCGCACAAGATACAGACACTCAATCACCAGATAATAAATTTCGAAAGTTACGATTTTACCTCTGGTCTTCACACAATGGGGAAATTAAGACCTGAACAAACATATATTAACGGACCAAGATAGTAATGAAGAACAAAATCATCGCCGGCACCGACAAAGCAGTCGATGTATGAACCAGCAACAACAGGAAAAACAGAATCAGCAGTAGAAGAACAGATGATATCAAGACTGGAAACAGAGTAGAAGCGTGTAGATAATAAACCTTTAGGATTATAAGTAACTAAATTGGTAAAACCTGAAACAAACGGTGCTTCCAATTCGAAAGCAGGAGTATGAGAAAAGTTGTTAACAGCAGAACCATAGGAGAAAGCAAAGAAAGGAAACTGAATAACTCCATTA